ATATCCTTAAGCCGTCCGGATAGTCCAACCTCTTTCCCGTCATATAGTACTTGGAATTCCACTCGTCTCGCCTCAGCCATCCAGCGTTGCCCTCCATGTAGGGAAGTCGCTCAATACCGTACTCCCTGTAATCTCCTCCTTCTCAGGCAGACTCAACACGACGCCGGACGGAAATACAAAAAAATCAAGTTTATCCCTGTTTGCATCCATGATTCTATCGCAATAATGTTCGTCCCCATATACTTCATATGCTATCTGGTCCCATGTCTGTCCATTTATCGTAGTATAAGTCTTTTTCATCAACCATACCCCCCTGTTAGAATGCCAGCCGTTCCTTGTCTTTCTGGAATCTTCGCATGAACTGTGCGAAGCGTTCATAATCCTCATCTATTGCATTTCTATAGGTTCGCTCATCTCCTCCGTATATCTGTATAGTCGGAGAATATATAATTTGATTGCTTGTATTATCCTCCATAATGCTTCCTGCGTTTTTACTTGGCTGCACATGATTTTCAATCACCCCCAGTTCTTCCCCCGCTTGTCTCCATATGGATACCGCATGTTCCGAACCATCTAATGGGATAAATGCTTCTTTACCATCTTCCGCAAATACTCCAAAATGCGGTGTATCAAAGATTCCCCCCTCTGCATGTCCGTTTACCACTACTCCGTGTGGATTTGAGGTTGATGACTGCCTGGTAGTTACACTTCCAACATCCATGTTAAAATCAACAGTTCCATATACCTGCATTTTACCAAAACGGCTTTGTAGTGTATTCTCTGCCTCATTTGAGAGTCGAATGATTGCATCGTCCACAATGTTGGCATTATTATCAATATAAACCGCTATTTCTTCTGGTATCTTTGCGCCGCCTTTGCGCGCTTCATCAATCGTCTTTTTATATTCACCGTTCTCCGAAATAGACAACGCTATAAGCTGCCATATTGCTTCCTGATTTCCGGCAATTGCGCCTATTGCAGAAGCGTC